CGTCACGCGGAATATGCCCTGCCGTCTGCCCAGGTCCATAAACACGAACTTGTTGCCGCCCTGGGCTGCGCCTTGCACGGCCGCCGCGTTCTGGGCTTTACGCGACAACCCCGCCCCGCTTTTCTTGCGAAGCCGTATGGCCTGCATTTTGTTCGGTTTGCGCGGTAGCCTGGTACGCTTTGCGCCCCGGCCCTGCCCTGCCGCGTAGCTGGTTGCTATGGGCTGGTTGCGGCCCCCGCCCGTTTCAGTGCCCCCGAACTCCTGGGTCGCCAGGTAGTCCGCAATGCTGCCCGTTATCGCCTCCTGCTTTCGAATGTCCAGGCCCCGGGCTTGCTGGACGCGTACCGACGACACGGTGTACTTGTTGCGCGTCGTCATGCCTTCCCGAATGTTGCCCTGTGCCCGCCTCCTGGTTTCGAATGCGGCCCGGTTGATCGTCTGTTTGGTCGCGAAGGGTAACGACCGCCCCGCGAAGGTCTTTAGGTCCGATTCGTACTGCTTGATCTGTTCGTCGTTGATTCTTAACACGGTAATCCCCCCATTTGCTCGAATGTACCATAAACCCACCAACTTTCAACCGTTACAACCCGCGCGCCGTAAGGCATAAGGGCCTGTCTGCTTTTTTGCTGCCGTTAGGCGTTACGTTCAACACTAAACGCAATAACGCCTGTTTATCGACAACTTAAAGCGTTTTGATACGAAGCGTTAAAGTGTGCGGTTCAAAACGCACAACTAACCTTATATATTAATTAGTCCTTTTTATATTACCTATTCTCTTTATCTTATTATTCTTTATTCCTACTTTAAGAGTATAGAAAGAAACATAGGGTAGGGTCGGCACAAATGGCCCGTGGCGCTGCTCTAAGGGTAGTACTAGAATCGTACTTTGAACACCAGTAGACAAAAAGTTACGTTTCGGCTATTGTAGCGGCTGGATTGAACGAAACGGCCCGACACGTACGAATCACGAAGCGAGCACCTATGCTAAACGTTAATTTATTTTTGGCCGACTACTGCGCCTACGGTCCCGCCAAACGCTGCAAGTCGGTTGACCTGTTCGAATGGTACCAACAGAACGGCGGGGAATTGCCTCGGCGTACCTTCATAAACGTGGCCAAAGCGTGCGCACCGCGGGGGGTCAAGTACGGCGTTTACCGGTTTTTTGACGGCGTAACCTGCCCCGGCTTTGTCGGCATAGGGGCCAACACCCAAACCCCGGCCTGTTCGGAAGACCCGTCCGAGGCGCGTTTCATCGGTGAGATGTGCGAGTTCGTGCCTCACGGCAGGACCAAATCGGCCGATTTGTACCGGATTTACGCCGCCTGGGCCGGGTTTAACGCCAGGCCCCGCAAGTCGTTTACGGCTGCGGTGCGGCCCGTCATGGAAGCCCACGGGGCAAGGTACGGCGTTCACCGCTCCGAAGACGGGCCGCACCGCGGTTTTGTCGGGGTCCGCCTAACTTCCGCATACGACGAAGCCCAGATTATCCCCACACACGTCACCTGCGCCGTGGCGGCTGAAATTATCGGCCTACCTATTTCGGCGGTACACACGGCCGTTAAGGCCGGAGGCTTTGGCGAAGTGGTGCGCAGGTCCCCACGTAAAACCATGGTGGCCTTCGACGCACTGGACAACTACACCGGGGCGCCGGGCCGCACGCTTCGGCTTCGCATGGTTTGCGACTTGCTTGTAAGCGCCGCGAACCGCTCGCTAGACGAAGAGCAACGCCGGGACCTGGCCGACCTACGCCGGCGCCTTCGGGCCATGCGCATGTCACCGGTGGCCGACTGGCTGGAATCGTCTTTGTACCTGCTGGACGCCCTGGAACTGGAAGCGGTCGCCGAGCCCGGCCTGCTGCCTGCCGTCCAGGTAATGCGCACTTTAGTCTGAAAAGAAAGTAGCACAGGGGGTTGCGTTACCGGAAACAAAGAGCGATAGTGTACCCACACTAAGACGAACCACCGACCGGAGCACGGCACCATGGGCACTTTTGAAGCTGGCAAGACGTACACGACCCGTAGCATTTGCGACCACAACAGCATTATCGAAATCACGGTTTTGCGCCGCACCGCCAAAACTATCGTCGTTGACCTGGGCTTTCTTCGCGGCGAAAGACGCCTGCGCATTACCGAACGCGACGGCCACGAAACAGTTAAGCCCTACGGCTCTTACAGCATGGCCCCGACTATCCGGGCGAAGTAAACCAACCAGGCGCCCTACGGGGCGGCAACACCGACCGGAGCACGACCCATGCGAACTGAAACACTACTGCAGCAACAGAACCGGAATTTTGTAGACACACCGCCGGCCGCGCCACCTGCCGAAATAGATAGGCACCCGGCTTTCCACGGCACCGACGCCGAGCAGGTAGCGTACCGGGTCCGCACGAACTACGCGCACCAGGGATTAAGTTTCCTGGAGCTTTCGACCTGTTCGCGCCCGTTCGAACCGTCATGGCACGACCGGAACCACAAACAGTGGGGCAAGCGGCGGTTAGAAAAAGCCATTGACGCCGCTATCGCCCAGGGCCTGATCGAAGCCAACGATGAAAGACAGACTGGGTTCCAGTACACCGGGCCCTACTCCGCCCCAACCAAAGGAAAAGCACAATGACCCCAACGTTCGACTTTATAACCGCCCTGAAGTTTGTAAGCCACGCCCAGGGCACCAACGACGTGCGCTACTACCTCAACGGCGTTCTGTTCCGGTTCGTCGGCAACACCCTGGCCCTGACCGCCAGCGACGGCCACCGGATAGCCCGGATCCGCCTGGGCATCGAAGGGTGCCCGCTGGCCGGCGACTATATCGTAAAGGCCGACAGCGTAAAGGCCGCCTTGGCCACGGTGAAGACGAAGCGCAACGACGACACCCGCGTACGCCTCGAACCCGCCCCGGACGGCTCCGGCGACCTGCTATTGACGGCGGGCCCGTTTATGCTGGCATTAGAGGTCCAGGACGGCCGCTACCCGGATTTCGAACGGGCCATACCGCACGGCGACCCCGTAGGCTGTCCGGTTATCGGTGTGGACGCGGAGTACCTGGCGGCGGCTGCCACGGCGCTTAAACCATTACGGGCCGGAAAGTACCGGGCCCTTACCATGGAAACCTGGGAAGCCAACACGGCAATCCGCTTGCGCTGCACTCCGGACGCGCCCGGGTTGACCCGCATCGAAGGCGAAGCGGTGGTCCACGTCATGCCGGCCCGGGTCTGAAAAGAAAGTAGCACAGGGGGTTGCGTTACCGGAAACGAAGAGCGATAGTGTACCCACACTAAGACAAACCACCCGGAGCGCGAACCATGGACACCTTCCAAAGCAAAGCAACCTACGCCAGCAAAGTTAACGCAAAGCGCGCCGCGCACCGCAACGGCCGCACCTTCGCCGGTTTCCGCACGCTGCCCGGCGGCCGCGTTGCTTACCTGCACAACGTAAACGTCAGCCTGATCGACGTTTTGAACGACAGCGAAGGCCGCGCCGCCATCGACGGTTTGGAAGACGTACTTTCCAGCCTGGACGGCAAAGACGGCGACACCACCCTGGAAGAAATGCGCGACGCCATGGTCAAAAGCATCGCCTACCGTTTCGGCTTCACCTACTCAATTTAAGGGGTCCGCACCATGCCTGAGTTCTACGACAAAAACGCCCGCGAACTGACCTGCCGCCATAAGCTCAATAGCTGCGGCGTACGCGCCGTTGAAGCCCACCGGGAGTGGGTCGAAACACGCGAAGACGGCTGGCGGACTTTGCGCGACGAAGCGCGGGCCGACGGCCTGTACTGGCTGAAAGAACTAAAGAGGGCTCAACAATGACCGCACTACTCGTTTTTCTGTTTTTCGGGGCCGTCCTGGTCGCCGTCGTCTACAACGCCAGGCAACCCGGCAACGCTTGGCTGGGCGCCATACGCGGCTTTGTTATCGGCTTTACCGTGTGGCTGGGCCTGGTCGCCTTCGTTATGTTGCTCCGGCTGGCGGTTATTTTTAGCGGTTGACGGGCTGCGGTTGCCGGTACTATCCTGCACCATACGCAAAGCACCAACAGGGCAAACAGAATGACAACCAAACCGCTTTTGACGCCTGCCGACGTTGCCGTTCGGCTCAAGGTTAAGCTGCGCACCGCCTACGATATGTTGGCGCCCGGCGGCAAGCTGCACCACTTACGGATAGACCTGGGCCATAAAACGGTTCGGGTCGACCCCGACAAACTGGAACAGTTCATCAACGAGGGCGCGCCATACTATGCGGGTAGCTGAGCAATTACGCGCCGCCGGCGTACCCACGTTCCCCTGCTGGGCGCGATTCAACCCCGCAAAGAACCGCTGGGACAAAGGCCCGGCCGTCCCGCGCGGTGAGTCCTGGAAGCAATCGGCGCAACGCCCCTTCAACGACCCGGCCCTGGACTGGTCTTCGAACGTTATCGGCGTGCCCGTCCCGGCCGGCGTGCTGGTCCTGGACCTGGACACCTACAAGGGCGTGACCCGCCAGGCCGTCGAACAGTTCCTGGGCGCGTCGCTACCGTGGGACAGGGCGCTTATCCAGTACACCATCGGCGGCGGTGAGCACTACGCCTTCGCGTGCGACTTCCCGGCGATACAGGCGGACAGCCTGGGCGTCCAGGGGTTCGACACCAGGGTGGCCGGCAAGGGCTTTATCTGTTCCGGCCAGGGCTACACGCCCGCCGGCTTCGGACTGTTCGCCATGGCCCACCCCGAACAGCTCCCGGCCTTGCCGCCGCAGGCCCGTTCTGTCCTGGAACGCCACGAACCGGATCCGGTAAACCGCCAGCCGGCGACCCTACCCGACGACAGCGACCGGGACACCGACGAGGTATTGAAGGCGCTCGAGCATATCGACCCGGC